TTATATTATGGTATAGACTTGAACTTGCAATGGCTAGAGATAAGGGTAAAGTACCAGTTATTGATGTTACTTAGATTCCTAAATCTATGGGTATTGAAGTTAATAAGTGGATGCATTACTTAGGTGCTCTAGGTGTAGCGTTCATTAACCCATATGAGGAGGGTTGGGATATACCTGGACGTGAAGGCGGTAAGCCATCATAGTTTAATCAGTTCCAATCATTAGACCTTACTATGGCTAATACTATTGATCAATACATTAACCTAATGGATAAAATTGAGTCAATGGTAGCTGAAATCTCAGGAGTAAGTAAACAGAGAGAAGGTTCAATTGCATCTAATGAACTAGTAGGTAATGTAGAAAGATCTGTAGTACAATCAGCACATATTACTGAGCCTTGGTTCTGGCAACATAATCAAGTAAAGAGAGAAGCTCTTACTATGTTACTAGATACATCTAAAGTAGCTTGGAAAGATAGTAATAAGAGATGCTTACATTATGTATTAGATGATGCTACTAGAGCATTCCTTACTCTATCTGACGACTTCTTCTATGAAGACATGGATATCTTTGTAGATGATACTACTAAGAATCAACAACAAGTAGAAGCTCTTAAACAGCTTATGCAGCCTGCTATGTAGAATGGTGCTAGCTTACTTGATATTGCTGAGATCATCACTATGGATAACATTAGTATGATTAAACAACGTCTTGAGGATATTGAGCAGAAACGTATGGAGCAACAGCAAGCCGCTGAGGAAGCTGCAGCACAACGTGAACAGCAATTGATACAGATGCAGAATGAAACGAAGGAAGAAGAGTTAATGATCAAGGAAGCTGAAATGGATCTTAAGAAATATGAGATCGATACAGACAGTGAAACTAAGATCAAAGTAGCTTTACTTAATTCTTATAGAGGTAGTCAAGATATGGATCAGAATAATAATGGCATTCCAGATCCTATGGAGATTGCAGCTCAAGCTCTTGAAGAGAGAAAACAAGCTTCTGAAGAAGCAGGTAAACAGTTTGAATTCAATGCTAAAATTCGTGAACAGAACATGAAGAAAGAGATTGAAGATAAAAAGGTTGCCTTAGAGAAAGAGAAGTTGGCTTCACAAGAGAGATTACAAAAACAGAAAGATAAAGCTGCATTAGAAAGAGAGAAATTGAAAGCTAGAACAGCATTAAAGAATAAAGTAGCAGGAGAGAAATAATATCATACCTTTTAAAGGTCTTAAAGCTATTAACTTATTTGGCATATTGTTTGTTAGAGGTAATGCTGAGTTATCAGATGAAGTAATCAATCACGAAAGCATACATACTGCTCAGATGAAAGAGATGTTGTATATACCATTCTATATTTGGTATGGTATAGAGTACTTATGTAAAAGATGGAACTATACAGCTAAAGAAGCTTATAGAGCTATCAGTTTTGAGAGAGAAGCTTACAACAATCAAGATAATCTAAATTACCTGAAAGAACGTAAGCATTATTCATGGTTTAACTTACTTAATAAGGAGAAATAATTATGGCTTGTGGAACGAAGAAATCCGGTGGCAAAAAAGGTAAAGGTGGAAAGAAGTAATTGAGAGATTATGGATAGAAAAGCATTTAAATAGAGAATGCAGGAATTGAAGTCTTACCGGGAGTAGAATCCCGGTAAAGGCTATCTTGATTGGAAAGCTAGTAAGTATGCTGAAGGTGGAGAGATACCACCTGAGAGAATGGAATACAAAGGAAAGCTTTATACAGATAAAAATGGTAGAAGGTATACTGAGGAGCAATACTAGGATTACCTTAAGAACTCTACAGATGAGATAAGTAGATTTGATGGTAAACCATTAGTTAGAGGACTGAAACCAGTTGTAGATCTTGAAGATGCAGCTAATATTACTCCAGTAGGAGATGCGATAGCTATCAAAGATACGTACGACGCTATTCGAAACAACGACTGGTTAGGTGCCGGAATTGCTGCTCTTACAGTATTACCTTTCGTACCAAACAGTTTTGGTAGAACTCTAGGTTCTAGAGTCCGTAAAGCTATACCCGAAGGTGTAAATTTAGATGTGAATCCTAAAATAGCACAGCAGAAGATTGACGCTATTGACGATTTAAAGATTTAGAATGAAAGAAGAATATTAACTGAGTTTTCTAACTAGAGGAATAGAGCTATTGAATTGATGTATACTCCCGAAGCTAGACATTATGACTCCTCCAGTTAGACAGTCAGATCCTAATACTTTTGCTTCAGTTCGTCCTAGATCGGGAGAAAAGATATATCTTTCTACGGATAATATTTAGAAGCCATCAGATATGGCAGATGGGCTAATTAGACATGAGGTAGGTCATCTTATAGATAATTATTCGTATCCTACAGGTATAAATGGTAATCCTTATCTAAGAGATTTAGCTCATCCTAAAAAGTATGAATCTTTTGATAGATCTAAATACATGCTAAATAAGAACACTGAGGAAGAGGCTAAACGGTACTATGATTATTTACGTGAACCTACTGAAAAGAAGAGTATAATGAACCAGTTCGAAGAGTACTTGAAAAATCATTACACTCCTCTTACTTATCCTACTACTGTAAAAGAATTCTAGGATGCTATTATGAATGCTCCTGATAGTTAGAAGCATATGAAAGATCTGCTTAAGTTACATGTAAAACCTAGCATATTATTTAGGGACTTTAAGAATGTACCACTAGTAGATAATGCAAAACGAAATAATAACTTAGTATGATATACGATAAAAAGGGAGTCACAAGGATCAAATATATACAAAAATGAACATAGCATATCCAATGTATCCGATACCTAGTTATAAGAAAGGTGGGATACATATTAAAAAGAAGAATAGAGGGAAGTTTACTAAGTCAGCTAAGGCTGCAGGACAAAGTGTACAAGCCCATGCACACAGTGTAATGAACAACCCTAAAGCTACTACTCTATAGAAAAAGAGAGCAAATTTTGCTATTCAAGCAAAGAAATGGGCTAAGAAAAGAAAGAAAAAATAAAATCTAATTATATATAATTATGGAAAATAAGAACACACTGAATGGTTTTGAGACTATATTAGATGTCTTTACCCCTAGTGTAGGTGCTGGTAAAACTAATAAAGAAGATATAGACAACAACTTGGAAGACGATCTGGATGTAGCATCTGAGGAACTGACTGATGAGGAATTGGAAGAACTTCGTAAGCCTAAGAAAGAAAAGAAGGTTGAAAAACGTAAACCTGAAGAAGATGAGGAAGAGGATGAAGAAGATGATATTGATGATTCTGAAGAAGAAGAAGAGGAAGAACCTGTAAAGAAGACTAAGAAGGCTAAGAAAGAGGAAGTTGAAGAGGAGGAAGAAGAAACAATCGAAACTGGTGAAGAAGAAGTTATCACTGGATTCTTTGATTCCCTTGCTCAACAGTTAGGTTGGGATGATGTAGAAGATGATGAGAAACCTAAGACTGCAGAGGACCTGATTGACTATTTTAAAGAAGTAATTGAAGAAAACTCTACACCTAAATACTCTAGTGAAGAAGTAGAGAAATTAGATGAATTTGTACGTAATGGAGGCAATCTTAAAGATTATTTTAGTATTGATGCTGATATCGATCTTACTGATATCGAGGTGGAGGATAACGAAATAAACCAGAAGATAGTAGTTAAGGAACTATTGAAGGAAAAAGGTTATTCAGCTAAGTCGATTGAGAAGAAACTTACTAAGTATGAAGAAGCTGGCATCTTGGAAGATGAGGCTATTGATGCTTTGGAGGAGCTTAGAGAGATCAAGGATAAAAAGAAAGAACAGCTATTAGTCAATCAACAGAAGTAGGCTGAAGAGGCTTAGAGACAGCAACAGGAGTTTTTCGAGAACGTTGTAACTGAGATAAAAGGCATGAATAGCATATATGGTGTAGAAGTTCCTGAGAAAGACAAGCGTGCTTTGTTGGAATACATCTTTAAAGCTGATGCAAATGGTGTTACCAGGTATCAGAAGGATTATGCTAAGAGCTTGAAGAATTTAATCACATCTGCTTACTTCACTATGAAAGGTGATAGTCTTATTGATATTGCTAAGAAGAAAGGAAAGAGAGATGCTATAGATACTTTCAAATCTAGTTTGACTAAGAATAAAGGTATCTCTACTAAATCTAAGAAACAGACTGTGAACAGTAATGATGACGGTTCTATTTGGGACGTCTTCACACGACAACTACGTGTCGCATAATAAATAATATTTTACAATAAATTTTTAAAATTACTAGTATTTTATGGAGAATAATATTCTTAATAACCTCCAACTCTACAAAGGTAAATGGTTTTCTGACTTGATTGATACGAATAAGATTTCGTATGCTTCTCAGTAGAATCCGTATCAGGTTGCTTCTGTACTGTCTATCGTATTCGGTATGAAGGATAGCGGTTATAGCACCTCTTTGGATATGTTGACAGGTGGACTTGGTAATGTTATGACAATCGATCAGCCTTCTTTCGAATGGTCTGTAATGATCGATGCTGACAGAGCCGTAACAATTAGAGATGCTAAATGGAATGGCGCTGCTATCACTGCTAACTCTACAGCTGGTTTGGGTAATACACCTATCATGTTGTGGTTGGAAGATAACTGGTTCGGTCCTGGTGCTATTCTTGAATTTGATAACAAGGAATTCCAAGTACGTGTAGCTGGTGCCCCTTACCAAGATGGTAATCTGTGGGTATATACTTGCTTCGTAGCTGATGGTCAGCCGACTTCTTATATTCCTTCTGAATGGCTTGCTGCTGGATGCCAAGTTTCTCGTCTTGCTTCTGCATACGAAGAATATAGTGAAGAGGGTGATATCTTGAACTACAACACTCACTTCAAGATGCGTAACTACCTTACCACTATCCGTATTAACTACGATATCACTGGTTCAGCTTATTCTACAGTAATGGCTATCGCTCTGAAAGATCCCGCAACTGGTAAGACTTCTTATCTGTGGGCTGATTATCAGGAATGGAAAGCTTTGCGTGAATGGTATAAGAGATGTGAACGTATGTTGGTTTACATGAAGACTAATGTTAACAAAGATGGTTCTTGTAACTTGAAGGGTACTAACGGTCGTCCTGTATTCATTGGTGCTGGTTTGCTCGAACAGATCGCTCCGTCTAACAGACGTTACTATACTAAGTTGAGTGGTGAAATGTTGGAAGACTTCTTGTTTGACCTGTCTTACAACTGTTTGGGTACTAACGAACGTAAGTTTGTTGCCTTGACTGGTGAAATGGGTATGCGTGAATTTGACCGCATCCTGAAAGAAAAAGTAGCTACCATGAACTTGGTTGACACAGTATTCGTAACTGGTTCTGGTGATAACTTGAAGTTTGGTGGTCAGTTCAAGACTTACTCAATGACTAATGGTATTGAGTTGACATTGAAGTATTTCCCGTTGTATGACGATACGACTTACAACCGTGAACTTCACCCGATCACTCTGAAACCGAAAGAATCATACCGTATGACTTTCTTGGATCTTGGTCGTCGTGATGGCGAAGCTAATATCGTGAAAGTAGTACGTAAAGATCGTGAATTCGTAACTTGGTACACTGGTGGTGCTGTTGCTCCGTCTGGTTATGCTAAGTCTAAAGATACTCTGAGATCTAATGGTAAGGACGGTTATACCGTATTCTTCCTTGGTGAAATGGGAATAATGCTCCGCGATCCCAGAGCTTGCGGAGAATTGATACTCGAATAAAATATTCGACGCGATTGAGCAACTTTTTATATTTCTCTACGTTATAGGGTATATAACTAAAATACCCTATAAC